CTCTTTTGTTATATTATACTATAATTTTTACACTTTTTACACTGTCAAAAACAATGTATTTACAGCGTTTGTTCAACTTTTAAGATGATGTAAGAATGTGTAAAACTACTCTAATTAGTAACAAATTAGTAACATAAAAATTATATCAATTCGTTTACCTTCTGCTGTACTGCTGCCGGACTATAACCTGCAGCCTTCAGGCGGTCAGTTCGTTCCTGACCATTCCCCCAGTCACCCCGAATGACTTCTTTTGCAATAGCGGTCAAGTCTGTTGCAGCATTTCCTTTCAGAATCATGTTTACTGCATTTTGTACTTCATCATAATTGTACCCTGCCACTTCAAGGTTGTCCTGTCGATCTGGATTGTTACCCCACTGACCGGCGATTACTTCTTTCGCAATATCCTGTACAGATTTTGAAGATATCGTTTCACTTCCATTTATCAGGGTGTTTACAGCTTCCTGTACTTCCTGATAATTATATCCGGCATTTTCTAATGCACTTTGTCTTTCCTTACCGTTTCCCCACTCTCCCAGATACACCTCTTTAGCGATTTCCTCTATAGACTTTTTGGTGGAAGGCTGTGGCGTAGTAGTGGCTGCATAATGAGGTGTAATGAATCCACGGATGTATTTACCATTCACAGCAATATCTCTATAACCGACTGTATTGCTTTTGTTACCCTCAATGACCTTAATCGTGGATCCATCACATGAAATCACAATACCAACATGATCCGACCATCCAGTACAATCACCAACACCATTGTCATTCCAGTCATACAGAATCACGTCACCGGTATCAGGTACATAGGCATCATTTTCAATCCAGATACCTGCAGTAATAGCAAGTTTAATCATGCTTTCACAACTACATTCAACGCACGGAAAGATACCTGAAAGTCCGGTTGCGATAAATGCAGCTGAGGTTGCCGTTGCACACCACGGATCACCAACACTCATCTTGTATCTGGTACATAATCCGGAATCATTAAAAATTTTCAGAATTTCTTTATGCTGTTCACTTCCCTCTGTGATCCCAACATATTTAGAGAGCCATTCTGAGGCTTTCGATCTGTCACCGGAAGAACCGGATTCACCATCATACTGAGTCAGGTTATACTGTTCAATCACGTCCATATTACTCTGAACATAAGTCGAACGGGACGCATACCCATCCGCTTTGATTGTTTCCAGATATTTCTGCGGATCCGTGATTCCTTTAAGATTCTGATATCTAGCAAGCTGGATGAATTCAAAGTACCCTTTGACTCCATCTTCCATTGAATCAAATACCCTGAAATTATCAGCAATCATTGTCAATACACCCGGTTCATATTCTTCCTGTGTGTTCATGTTCACACTCTTACCAGTCCACTTTGTACCGCACTTGAGGCCAAAATAGTTGTGATAATTGGCTGCAAGCTTTGACTCACCCCATCCACTTTCCAAAATTGCCTGTGCAATGATCGGACTGTGTACGCATATACCAAAAATTGCAGCATACTTTTTAACGTACCCTGCAATCTGATCAATAAATTCCTGATTTGTCATAGATGATCACCTCTTATTTCTTTGGTTCTGTATAAGTAAGTGCCTGATCACTGTCAGTAATACCTTTGGTTGTCGGGTCAGTTACAACACCAAGAATCGCAAGAACCGCAAATACTGCATTTACCACATCAAGCAGTTTGTTACCAAGATTACCAAGATCAAGGGTATAACCAAACACTGCTGCCACAACTTGAATCAACAGAAGTACAGCCGGAATCAGTGCAACCCAAAACGCTTTGTTTTTAATTCTTACAATCCAGTTAATATTTTTCATGTTCTATACCTCTTTCTTTTTCAAATGTAATTCTTCAATCTCATGCATCATTTTTGTGATCATTCCATTACCACTTAAAGCGTGGTATGCGTCGTACATTTCCATAAAATTTTCATAAGCGTATGATGGAATATCACCCAACATCATGTACTTATCGTGATATTCGATAAGCTGAACCCTAAGTAAAAGCATTGTGCCTTTACTGTTTGCGTCCCTGTCTTTTTTCTGGTTTTTCAGGAGCCACACAATATACCCCAGTAATACCGGAAGTGCAATGGTGTAGGTCTGTAAGACTATCTCTTTCATTTTTGTCTCTCTTTCTTATTTCTTGTAAAAAAATAAGACCTTTCCGGTCTCGCCCTTATTTCCATATTTTTCTCCAATTATAAAAAGACAGCTCCGAAGAGTCTGCCTTTCCATCCTGTTATTATAATTTCTCACCACACATCGGACAAAATCTGATCGGTATCCTCATTTCAAAAATATCTTCAACGCTTCCGTAATCGCACACCCCGATATGCATTACAGCCTTCTCGTCTAACTCACCACCAAACAGCCACACCTCCAGCCTTCTCACTTTGCCGCCCTTTTTCAAAACTATAGGACGTGCACCAATCAACTTTGTTCTGTCCTTTTTCCCGAACATAATTTTTCTGCTACAAAATTCACATTTTTCTTTCATTTCATTACCCTTCTGCATTTTTTCTTTTGATTGTAACAAACAAAGTAATGTTCGGGAAATTTTCAACTTATTTCGACATTTTTCGATATCAGTTTGTAATGTAGTATTTAGACTTCTTCAAAATACTGACCAACCAATGTATCCGGCGAGAAGTAAAGGATTATGCTCTCTCCGTCTGTCATTCCTACACGGTTCATCAGATAAACCTTTTCATTCCAACTGTAATACTTACCCTTTACATACTCCATTCCTGCCGTTGTTACCATTTCCGGCACCGTAATTGGGTTCTCCTTAGTTCCAGAGCTTGACGGATTTGCAATAGCTGTCCACAAGCTCGGCGCTACCCCCGGCGCCCAATCTGATTGACTAGTGTGTGCCTGGACGCACTTATACAGGATGTTATTATACTGGATCTTATAATCCTTGGCATATTCTACACCATCCTCTGACCACTCTGGATAGATGGCTTGTACCTGCAGAGCCTGTAAATCTGTCAGCTCCTGCGCCTGGATCTGTGCAACCATAACTGCAGCATTCTGGATTTCTGCCTTTACTTCTGGCAGATCCTCCTTCTTGCACATCGCCACACCGAAGATCCCTCCTGTGTATTCCGTGATGCTATAGAAGTTTTCATAATTCTCATAAGTTACAAGAACATCCTCCCGCTCCTTAACAATCATTTTCCGTGTCTTTGTCGTATCCTGGAAAAGCATCTTGAGTTTTTCCGGAGTTTCGGATATGGTACGGATCAGAAGGTTTCCACCCGCCTGAATATCCGCTGACTGGATAGTTAATTCTGTGGCATCGTTGAAAATAAGTTTCATGTTACTCCTTTCCGGAGTGATTCTTAATTAAATAGCAATTTAGTAAATATAAATTCCAAAATAACAACCACGAATGCGAATTTAACCAAAACTAACACTGTTTTAGAAAACAGAAAACCAATAATTATTGATTCAACAGCACAAGGAACGGTAAATTGGGATACAAATAATTTCCTAAAATCTGGTGTTACATATGCCTTTGTAATTGTTGTATATTCAACGATTAACGGCGAGAGCTATAAACAAGAAATCCTGTGCAGATTAAACAATGTCCTTATGGGACAAAACGGAAACTATTACAGACTAACATCTACGTTTGCCGGAAAATGCACTAAAGGCGATAAGATTCAAATTGCATCATATAAAAATGGTGGATCTTGGAGTGGTTGGGCGACACGCGGAATTTTTATACCGGTTAGCTAAAATAGGCTGTTGCTGTAATCATTACGAATGAGGCACTATCTGTACCGCTGATATATACTCCACCATTTTTTATGTATATACGTGCTTGTGTTCCAGCAGATCCACCATTATGCATAGCTATCGGAATAAGACACTCGTATGTGTTATAACCATTTGGTGTCATTCCTGACGGGACATTTCCTAGATATTGATCGTTTGCAAATTTTCCATTATCTGAAAATCTTATCGATCCAGCAACAAATACCACATGACCTATTTTGCGAAATTTTAGCTTTTCTGAAAGATTATTTGCAGTCATATATTTCCAACAAGAATCGGCAGTTGCCGTTTTTAAATTGGTATTTGTAGTTGCTAATTCTGTGCTCAAAGCAGATATTTTTGCATTTGCATTTGTCAAATTGCTATTTAATTAAGAATCACTCCTTACTGTCGTTAATAAAGTTACATGTAAAAATGCATATCAAAAACACCCGACCAGATGCCGAGTGTAAATAAATAAGTTTATTTACTTATGCGCTTAAATATTTAAAGTGATGATACCGTACACCTTCCTGATTCACCGTACAGTATCGCATGGTTGTCTCTGACTTTGCGTGTCCCGCAAATATCATAGCCTCCTGCAGAGGCATTCCGCGGTTCAGTGCATTTGTCAGAGCCGTCCTCCGGAATCGATGCGGATGTGCATTTTCTACGCCCGCCTTCTCTCCGATCCGCCGGATGATATCCTCAATTCCTGTTTTCGTCAGCCGGCTATTCGGTTTCTTGCTTCCGACAAATAGCGCCGGATCATTGTCTTTTCTGCTTTCCAGATATTCTTTCAGGTACATGTTGGTTCGTTCATTGATGTACACCGTCCTTTCTTTCGCTCCTTTTCCATATACAATCAGCTCTTTATTCGCATACCGGATATCTTCTCTGTTAATCTCTGAAAGCTCCGATACTCTGACTGCTGTGCTATATAGGAATTCTAGTAACGCTTTATCCCGAAGACTGCTGCATTTACGCAGCATCCGCTCCCGTTCTTCATCAGTATATGGTTTCCGGATCTTCTTTTCTACTTTTATAGATTCCACCAGCACCATCGGATTTCTCCGAATCCGGTCACGATCTCGCAGCCATCCGAAGAAGCTGCTATACACTGCCCGGACATTCTTTAGTGTCTGGTTTGCTACCTTGCGGATCATTTTATAAGCCCGCATGAATCCAGAAATATCTCCAGAATCTATGTTCTTCACTGGCTTATTGATATAGGTCAGTAACCGAACCAGTTCATACCGATATTGTTTTACTGTCTTTGGTGCTTTTCCTTCCAGTGCTTTACTCATCAGGAACTCTT